TTCTTCGATCTAGACGCCAAGCGCCAGGACAAGGCAGACGCGCGCTACTGCTACGTCGTGCATTCGGTCACGCGCGAGGCCTACAAGGAAGAGTGGGGCGACGACCCGTCCGACTGGCCGAAGTTGGTGCAGCAGGTCGAGTTTGATTGGGACACGCCGGATGTTGTCTATCTGGCTGAGTACTACAGGGTCGAGGAAGCGTCCGAGGTCATTCGGACTTTCCGCAATATCGACGGCAGCGAGGAAAAGTATTCCCAGAGCGACTTCGAGGCCGACGACGAACTCGAGGAGACGCTGGCCGCTATCGGCGCTGTCGAGGTCAAGAAGCGCAGCATCAAGCGGCGTCGGGTTAGGAAGTACATCCTCTCGGGCGGCAAGATCCTCGAGGACTGCGGCTACATTCCAGGAACTTGCATTCCGGTCGTGCCTGTCTACGGAAAGCGTTGGTTCGTCGACAATGTGGAACGCTGCATGGGTCACGTTCGTCTAGCCAAGGACGCGCAGCGACTGAAGAATATGCAGCTCTCCAAGCTCGGCGAGATTAGCGCGCTGTCCTCCGTCGAGAAGCCCATCCTGCTGCCCGAGCAGGTCGCAGGCCATCAGGTCATGTGGGCTGAGGACAACATCAAGAATTATCCGTACCTGCTGGTCAACCCGATCAACTCGCCTGACGGCACCCAGCAGGTCGCCGGGCCTGTTGCCTACACGCGCTCGCCTGCGATTCCGCCCGCACTGGCAGGCCTGCTCCAGATCACCGAGCAGGATATGTCGGACATCCTCGGCAACCAGGGCGAGGCCGATAAGATTGTCTCGAACATCTCCGGCAAAGCCGTTGAGATGATCCAGCAGCGGCTGGATGGCCAGACTTTCATCTACATGAGTAATTTCGCCAAGTCGATGAAGCGCTGCGGCGAGATCTGGCTTTCGATGGCTCAGGAGATCTACGTAGAAGAAGGCCGCAAAATGAAGGGCGTGGCGGTCACCGGAGACACGCAGGCGCTGGTGCTGATGCGTCCGAAGATCGACGAGGAGACCGGCCGGATTGATTTCGAGCACGATCTATCTGACGCCAAGTTCGACGTTGTTGCAGACGTTGGTCCCAGCTCTGCCAGCAAGAAGAGCGCGGCTGTGCGGGCGCTCACGGGCATGATGCAGATCACCAGCGATCCCGAGACTCAGATGGTGTTGCAGGCTTTGGCGCTCATGAACATGGAGGCCGAAGGCCTGTCAGACGTGCAGGACTTCTTCCGCAAGCGACTGGTCGGAATGGGCGTTGTGAAGCCCACCGAGGAAGAGCTTGCCGAGATGGAACTGGCAGCAGGCCAAGGCCAGCCGCAGGATCCGAACGCGATCTACCTGCAGGCCGCAGCAGAGGAAGCCGTCGCCAAGGCCGAGAAGGCGCGCGCGGATGTGATCGATACGATTGCGGATGCGGAACTGAAGCAAGCAAAAACGGCAGAGGTGCTGGCAGGAATTGGCGTCGAACCCGTGGCTGCTTCCGCCTCCCCCTCCCCGGCCACGCCTGGCGCACCGGCCAGCACTTCTGCCGTCCCGCCTGCTCCGAATGTCCTCGACGAGATCGAGACCGAGAAGAAGCTGCTGCAGCTTGAACAACTGCGCCTCGAGACCTCGCTTAAGTTCCGCGAGGCTCAGGCCAAAGAGGACGAGAAAGAGCAGCTCGAGAAGCTTCGGCAAGCCGAGCTGTCCGTGCAGGACGCAGCCGAGCAGCTGGTGACGGCGAGCCAGGACATCAAAGCAACCATCGACGCGCTGATCCGGTCCAATGAGTCGACGGCGAAGGACGCCATTGAAGCGATCAAGCGGCCGAAGCGAATCATCAGAGACAAAGGCCGCATCGTCGGCGTGGAGTAAATTATGGCATTGCAATACTCTGTTACCGTTCGTAACGCCAAGCTCGATGCAGTCGAGACTGCTATCGGCGCTTCGGCTGTACTAAAGATCCGAACCGGGACGGTGCCCGCAAACTGCGCGGCTGCTGACGCCGGTACGGTGCTGGCAACCATCAGCTTGCCGTCCGACTGGATGGCGGCCGCGAGCGGTGGCACGAAAGACAAGAGCGGAACCTGGACAGACGCTTCGGCAGACGCTACCGGCACCGCTGCGCATTTCAGGCTCTACGCATCTGACGGCACGACCTGCCATGCGCAGGGCACCGTCGGGACCAGCGCAACAGACATGATCGTTGATAACACCAGCTTTGCGACTGGTCAGTCGTTCACGGTCACTGCGTTCACGCTCACTGCTGGTAATGCGTAAATGTCTCAGTCACTCTACGACCGATTGCAGTACCCGGACGTCATAAACCTGCCGGACTGGCAGGCGGCTGATGTTCTGAACCAGCCGGACACGACGCAGACCGTAATCGTCTACTGGGTGGAAACCAACGCAGGGCCGGGCACCATCATGGATACGCTCGGGCCGGTGGATGGCGCTGCGCTGCTGGACGCTCTCGATGCTTCGGCTGACCCGGTGATTCGCTGGGGCATGGACGTGCTGCGCTCTGGCAAGCTCGACATTGCCAAGCAGTCGACGCGAAATGTGCTGGATCAGATGACGATTCAGGGCGCTATTACGCCGTTGCAACGTGACGAACTGTTCGCGCTGTCGAAGCGAGAGCGATATCCGTCGTGGGCTGAGGCGAACAATACGGTTGTGGATGCTCGCGCGGTTGGGCTGGCACGTGGAGGGGTTGCATAATGGCTACAGCAAAGTGGGCGACTCCGAGTGCTCGTTCGAGCAACATCCTTTCGACCGTTGCGAACAGCCTTGCGACCGGCTCTGAAAGCAGCACGGTCACATACGACAACAGCACGAACAAAAACCTGTACGGCCTGATCACGATCAAGCTGGGGAGCATCGACCCGTCTGCTGGTGGCTCGATTACCCTGCGCGTGCAGCTTAACGACGGCACAGACACGGCAGACGGCAAGTTCGGTGGCGATCTCTACACGACGCTTGTCAACGATGCGAGCAGCGCAAAGGTGATCATGATAAATATGGTCCGCCTGTACCCATTCTCCATGCGCTTCTCAATCATCAACAACTTGGGTGTCACGACCGCAGCCAGCGGCAACGAACTCTACGTCACGCCTTGGAACGAGGACGTCAGCTAAATGCCAAGAGGCATCAACACACAAGACGAGGGCCGTATCCAAGGCCGTAACGTCGTGAACGCCAACAGCTCAAACATTGTCGCGCCGGGCATTGTTGAGGACGGTTTGGTTCTGCATCTTGATGCTGGCAACTACCAGTCGTATCCGATTTCCGGAACGACGACATATGATTTAAGCGACAGAAGAAACAACGGGACGTTGGCTTCTGGTGTTGATTATCTAAGGGCCGCCGGCGGGTTGTTTGATTTCAATGGCACAACAGAAAAAATCACAGTTCCGGCTGGTCCAGACTTTGCATACGGCACTGGCGATTTTTCAATAGATGGCTGGATAAACAACAGAGCAGCGCCACCGACATTTGGAGCAACTGTTTTTGCACAGACAGTAAGCGGAACAAATTATTTAAGAATCTATGTTATTGGTGCTGCCCGTGAGGTTGTTTTGGTTTTTGCCGTTTCTGGCGGCGGTGACGGTAACGCATCAACAAGCCCAAATGGTGCAACGGACAACACATGGAAACACTTTGCTTTTACTAGACTCGGAACCACCCTGACTGGTTATCTCAATGGTGTTGCAGGAACCCCAGTAACATGTTCTCAAGACTTTAATAATACCACCTATGTTCCGACAATCGCTCAGTACACGCACACGTCAAACGATAGGTTCACCGGGTATATCGCATCTATTCGCGTGTACAAAAACAAAGGCCTAACGCCGCTCGAAGTACAACAAAATTTCAACGCCACCCGCGCAAGGTTCAACGTCTAAATGGCCTTGCGGGTCAGACAGCCGCAGCTGGTCGTTATCGGTGGCGGCATCACCGGCACCCTCAACGTCACCGAGGCTGATGACACTCTAGCCAGCACTGGCGCGTTAGCGATCGCAGGGAGCCTCAGCGTAACCGAGGCGAGCGATAGTCTTTCTTCCACCGGCGCGCTTGCGATTGCGGGTTCCCTGTCGGTCACAGAGGACAGCGATACCGTATCCTCCACCGCCGCCCTAGCGCTTGCTGGCTCTCTGACCGTCACAGAAGCAAGCGACACGCTTGCTTCTACCGGAACGAGCACGCTATCTGGCAGCCTCTCCGTCACCGAGGAAGGCGACGCCCTAACCTCCACCGGCGCGCTAGCCATCAGCGGCAGCCTGGCTGTCACCGAAGACGACGACACGCTCGCATCGAGCGGCACTTCCGGCGCAACTGGCAGCCTCAACGTTACCGAGGAAGGCGACACGCTCACGGCCACCGCAACCGTCACCCAGTTGGTGGGCGGCGGCGGGATGGGCAAGCAGAAGCGTCAACGCGGCTGGGCGAATGAGCGCGCCAGGCTCGAGGCGTCGCTTCAGACCGAAACCGCAGCGCAGGAAGTCAAGACTGCCACCAAGATTCTGCGCGCGTCTGACTCTGAATCCGCACGACGGGTCGCCGACCTGGTACGCGAGTATGAATCCGCCCGCGCGACGCTCGAGCAACTGCGCGACGAGGTGGAGCGCCTGCGGATCGAGACCGATCGCTCCGAGCGCCTGCGGGATGAACTCGAGACCGCCGCCAAGGTCGTCGAGATATTTGCGCAGGAGGAGGCCGAGCTGCTCGAGATTCTGGACATCATCGACGAGATGGAGTCAAGGGCGTTGCTGATAGCACTTGGCATCGCTGCGTAATATCAATTAATA